AGAATAGTATTCTTTATTTTTATTAAATTTTATATGGTGACATCCTATTTCGTTTAAGACAAAATCTACTTTGTCATTTTCATAAATGTATTCTTTTAAATCTTGTGGTGTCATTACTTCATATCCTTTTTAAAAATCTACTGGAACAGTTGTATATCCTATTTCTTTTAAAATATTTCTTGATAAATCATGTTCTATAACTATTTGATACTGATTTGCCGAACCTTCACGGTTTTTAACAATAAATATTATTTGATAATGTTTTTTAGGATCAAGTTTTACTGGAACTTCAGACCTTTTATTAATCCCTTCTCTACGTAAAACTTTTAATGCTCTTTTACCTCCAGGTTTTTCATCATCAAACATTGTTCTAATCATTAAACAAGTTGAAGCTGGATCGACAATATTTTTAGCCATACCAATATTATCTTGAGTATAATATCTTTGCATTGAACTTCCTTTACTTAATTGAAAAGTAATTAAGATATGTAAATTTTTACTTTCAGGTTTAACTACATCGTTGATCTCAACCATATTTTGTTGCATTTGTAACCATGATTGCTCATTGGTTGAACCAGCATCCATCTTATAAGTATCAAGCGCAAAATATTTAACACCCATAGCCGAATATTTATTAATTACTTTAATAACGTTAGCTGTTTTATATCGTTTGAAAGGTAAAATAATAATTGTTTTATCTTTATCCTTTTCTTTAATCCATTGAGCAGCTTTTCTTAATGAATCTTTAAATTCTTCAGTATAATTACCGTCACGAACTGTTTGTTTTTGCATATCAATATCTAAAATATTATTCGCAACATATACTAAAAATTCTCTTTGCCATTTTTTTAAACCGTCTTCATTCAACATAATAACAATTCTTTCATCGTGTTCAATAATGCTTGGTATAACAGTATTTCTTAAAAATGCTGATTTACCAACATTTGAAAGTCCACCTACTAAAGTAATTGAACCCATATATTGACCACCAGTTTCATTTGTTAAAATAGGCATATTGTGATATGGTAAGCCGACTGCCATTCCTTGATCCAATTCATCAATTAAATCATCAATACCAGTTGAAATACCATAAGTAACAATATCTCCTTCAGCATTAATAAAAGTATCATTCATCAAACAGTTATATTCATCAGCGATTTCATCAATTGTCATATCTGAAAATTCACTTAATTTTTTATCATCTATAAAAATATTTAATCTATTACATAGGTTATAAACTGCATCCCATTTTTTTAATTCTTTAACATAGCCATCAAAGTTAGATACATCGACATATTTTTTTGCGGTATCAATTGTTTTATATCCACCGTATTCCATGTATTTATTCTTTAATTTTTCATGCTTTTCTAGATAAAAACCAATTGTAATATCATCTAATTTAGCTTTATCTTCAGTTTTATATACAGCACTAGCTATAACAAAAAACACCCTCCAAATATTCGAAGAAAAACTATCCATAGTAATATCTGTATTGTTAAATAGTTCAGGTTTTTTATACAAAATTGAAACCACATTAGCTTCAGCAGATATTTTTCTATCAACAATTTTCTTTAATATATTTAATTTTTCTTTCTCAACGGGCGTAATCTTTTCTTCAGCTATAAACTTCACCGCCCATCTCTACCAAAGGTCTTTTAATTTATCATTAACTTTTGTAGTCTTTTTAATATAATTAGCATTTTGATTATTTTCTAAATTGCTAATATTAATTTGATCTACTTTACTTTTTTCTTCTTCATATCTTTTGTTTAGCAAATAAGCATTATTGAGTTCGTCCTCAACAATTTTTCTAATATAATGGAACTTTTGTTGTTCACCTTTAAAATCTTTAGTTCTTATTGCATAACTAATTTTGTTTTTACTTAATTTAAAAGCCAATAAAACAACATCATACCCATAATTAGCTCTATCTTTTTGTCTTTTATTTTCAACAACTTTACCAGTTGCTAAACCTTTTAAACCTAAAACAAAAGAAGAAGGAAGAGATTGTTTGCTATCATAATTCATTACTTCATTTTTAACATATCGGTATAATTCACCGAATTGTTCTTTTTCTTTTTCAGTCAAACAATGTATCCTCCTTCTTGAATATTATTTAGTTAATTTTAAAATTTCTTTGGCTAATGACATATCAGTGATGTCTTTAGGACTAGTTAAACCATGTTCTTTTAAAGCTTTTAAGATTGGTAAAATCGCAGTTTTATCATCTTTTTTATCAACAATGAATTGATAAATTTCTTCGTTGATAGTTTCTAAATCTTTCTTTTCTTTTTCGGCTTTCAACATTTGAGCAATTTCTTCTTCACGTTGTTCACGTGCTTGATCTTGTTCTTTTTTTGTTTCTTCAAAAGATTTACCAGATTTAGATTGTTCAGCCTTAATAGCATCGGTTAAAGCTTTGATAAACTCATCCGCATCAAAGGAAATTTCAGGTACAATATCGGCAAAACGTGACCCTGAATCAACAACCATCAAATCATCCCTGAATTTAATTTTTCTTTCTTGACCTTTAACTACGCCTTTAACAATTTCTTTGCCTTTAAAATCTTTTTTACCAGTCTTTTCTTTAGCAATCGATCTATCATTGTATGCTAAAGCAAGAAAGTGGCATTTCTTTTTTAATCCATTAAAATAAGTTTTAGCTACATCGTTTGTTAAAGTGTTATATGTCGCTTCACTAATAACATCGGTTACTTCTTTTGTTTTTACGTGACCAATAACAATGAAGTTGACACCAACTTCTTTTAATTCCCAAAGAGAATCTAACATTAAAGATAGTGCGACTTCTTGCCCTCTTTGGTAACCTTTCCATGCAGCGTCGATAGTTTTAACTTTTGCATCTGGATATTCTTTATTACTTAACCTAATTGATTCAGCTTCGGCTAATTTAATAAAGCCATCATATGTATCAATTACCACAACTCTTAAATCTTTATAATCTGTGGTTTTGTTTTCAATGATGTCATCTTTAATTTCTTTAAAAGTCGACCAGTCTTTTACTTGTTCGTAGACAATTCCTTCAATAGCATCAGCACCATCTTCTTTCTCCATTTCTAGGAACATATAACCATCTTCACCAACCAATTTTTCACAAACATCTCTAATCAAAGTTGTTTTACCAATCTTAGGTTCACCTAATAAAATTGTGTTATATGCTAATGGATCAACTTTAACATGATTTTTTTGTCCAAATCTTCTTGCCATGATTATTCAGCCCCCATTTCAGCTAGAATAGCTGCCAAATCCGCATCTTCTTCTTCAGAAATTGGTTCAACTGTTTTCATTTCAACTTCTTCTGTTTCTTCTTCTGTACTTGGTAAAATAAATTCTAAATCTTCTTCTTTGTATTTACCTCTATAGATTTCAAGTACATTTGAAGTTACGTCGCCTTTTGTAACTTTTTTAATATTAGGCATTACAAGCACCATGCGTCTTTCTCTAGATGAAGATGCTGAGCATCTTGATAATGCTTCTTCTAATGGAATAATATCTAAATCAACCATTTGTTTAATATCTTCTTCTAAATCATCATAAGTTGCTTGTACTGTAGCACCACCTTCACGGAATTCACCATTAAATACAATTTCATCTACGTCTTTTTTAACTTTGAATAAAGCATTACATTTTTTAATGTATTGTTCAGGATTTGCTTTTTTATCAATTTCATATTCAAAGTCGACTTTGTATGGATAATTAGATTTAATTTCTACTCCGTTATAATCTTTTAAATAATCGACACAATAACCTGGAATTAATAAACATCCTTTATCATTGTCATATTCTTTAAGGTCTAAACAATCTTTATCAAATAAAATAGCTTGTTTAAACGTAGCAGTATATTTTGTTGGACTATCAAGATAATCTGCTAAATACACGCCTGTGATATTTTTTTGAACTTGAACGTTTCCATTTCTAATTTGATATTTTAAATTACCAGTTACAGAAACTTTCATACCTTCTTCAAGATTTTCACCTAAGTATTGAATAAAGTCATATGCTGATAAGAAATGTTCTTTAACAATATTCCCTTTGTCATCTTTCTTAATTTCCGCTCTAAAGAAACATAAGTTCCCAACAGATTTTAAAAGTTCTTCATCTTTACGATCTTCCCATGCGATTTCAAATCTATTTTGAAAATCATCATGACCTTCTTCGTCTTTACCATGAACATAGATTTTATTTTCTTTGTCTTTGCCATAACCACCCATAGCATCTACGTAAATAAATCCACATTTTTCACCACAGTTAATGCCTAAATACATTTGATTATAAATCCAGTCAGATTTAGACGATTCCATATCAATTTTAAAAGTATTTTTACCAGGTTTTGCGACCTCACCAGACAATTTAAATGCTGATGCTGATTTCTTAAGATTATTTAATTGTTCTATAATATTTTCTCCTTTTTACTTCTTTAAAATTTAATTCTTATTTAATTGTTCTTAATTTTTTGTTA